CGGGTAATTCGCACCGCGATGGTTTTCTAGCGACTAACCCATTGAACTATATATGTTATTCGACGTGAGGGCGGCAGGGTGCGAAAGCGGACGGGAGCCGGTCGCGAAATCAACAAGACCGAGGTCGCCGATTTGTTCGGTGTCTCGCTCCAAACTGTTGACTACTGGGTCCGCAAGGGCCTGGCGTGCCGCAAGGACAGCCACGAAGTAATCTTCAATTCGGCAGCGGTCACGGCGTTCCTTGAGACACAAGCCGAAGCCCGCGCGATAGCATCAAACAAGCCCGCCGACGCAGACGAAGCGCGCAGCCGCAAGCTCGCTGCCGAAGCCGAAATCGCCGAGATGCAACGCGACAAGATGCGCGGCGAGCTAGTCGATATCTCGTCCGTTGAAAGCGTCGTGGCCGAGGAATACGCAGCGGTCCGGTCTAAGCTGTTGGCATTGCCGGGAAAACTGGCTCCAATGGTTGCCATCGAGGCTGACGAAATCGCATGCCGCGATCTAATCGAGCGCGGCGTAACAGAGGCATTGGATGAACTCGCCCGAGACGCAGGAGAAATCGCGGCAGGCATTGAGGCTGCGACTGCGAGCGATACGCCGAGCGGCGCTGAAAGCACCGCCGCGACTGACCGTCAGTGAATGGGCCGATCAATATCGGCGCCTGAGCCCCGAGGCTAGCGCCGAACCCGGCGTTTGGATCACATCGCGCGCCGAGTACCAGCGCGGGATCATGGATGCGATCAGCGATCCGCACATCGACACCGTCGTCGTGATGTCCTCGGCGCAGGTCGGCAAGACTGAAATCGTCAATAATGTCATAGGCTTTCACGTCGCGCAGGACCCAGCGCCGGTTTTGGTGCTGATGCCGACGCTTGAACTCGGTGAAGCGTGGTCGAAGGACCGTCTTGCGCCGATGTTGCGCGACACGCCGGCCCTCAGAGGCAAAATCAAGGATGCACGCAGCCGCGATAGCGGTAACACGTTGCTCCACAAGGCATTTCCAGGCGGGCATCTGACGATCTGCGGCGCAAATAGCCCTGCGTCGCTGGCATCTAGGCCCATTCGGGTCGTTTTGTGCGACGAAGTGGACCGATATCCGGCGTCGGCGGGCACCGAAGGCGATCCGGTGACGCTGGCGCGCAAGCGATCGGCAACATTCTGGAACCGAAAGCTGGTTCTGACCTCGACGCCGACCGTTAAGGGCGGTTCGCGCATCGAAATGGCGTTTGAGGCGTCGGATCAGCGCCGATATTGGGTGCCGTGCCCGCATTGCGGCGAGCACCAGGTGCTGCGGTGGTCATCTGTGCGCTGGCCGCAAAACGAACCGGAGCGCGCGGCCATCCATTGCGTTGCGTGCGGTTGCGAATGGTCGGATGTCGAGCGCTGGCACGCTATCCGGCGCGGAGAATGGCGCGCCGAGGTGCCGACGAACGGCGTTGCGGGCTTTCATCTGAGCGAACTGTATTCGCCCTGGTCGCGCATCGGCGACATCGCGCGGGCATTCATCGAGGCCAAGAAAAGCCCCGAGACACTCAAGGCCTGGACCAACACAAGCCTCGGCGAGACCTGGGAAGATGCCGGCGAACGGCTCGACGACACCGGTCTCATGGAGCGCCGCGAGGAATGGTCGGACGCGCCGGCTGATGTCCTTGTGCTGACTGCCGGTGTAGACGTCCAAGACAACCGCCTCGAGGTCGAGATCGTCGGCTGGGGGCGTGACGAGGAAAGCTGGTCGCTCGGGTGGCATGTCATCCACGGCGACCCGTCTGCACCAGCGCTCTGGGCGGATTTGGACCGCATGCTGACGACGCCGCTGCGGCGCGAGGACGGCGCGGAACTGAGCATTGCGGCTGCTGCGGTGGACAGCGGCGGGCATCACACCCAGGCCGTTTACGCCTATTGCCGCGACCGCTACCGGCGGCGCGTCTATGCGATCAAGGGCATGGCGGGCGCAGGGCGTCCGGTGTGGCCGAAGAAGGCGAGCAAGAACAACTCGGGCCGGGTCAATCTGTTCCTGGTTGGCGTCGATGCGGCGAAAGAAGCGGTCTACGCGCGGCTCAAGATCACGCGGCCAGGCGCGGGGTTCTGTCACTTTCCGGCGGACCGCGAGCCTGACTACTTCGCGCAGCTGACCGCCGAAACGATCAGCACGCGCTACACCAAGGGCTTTCCGGTCCGCGTCTGGACGAAGCGACCCGGCGCGCGCAACGAGGCTCTGGACTGCCGGGTCTACGCCTACGCGGCGCTGCAAGCACTGGCAGTGAACTGGTCGCGGCTGGCCTCGGCCAGCGCGACATTCAAGCGCGCCGCGCCTCCTGCTGTGGAGGCGGCGCGCATCGAGCAACCGGCGGCGCAACCTGCGCCGCCAACGCCACCAAGACCCGCGCCGCGACCTGCCTTTGTGCGACCGATGCGCGGCGGCTGGATGGGCGGCGGATGGAGAGGCTAATCGATGTCTGACAACGTCAACATAACCCCAGGCAGCGGCGCGACGGTCGCTGCTGATGATGTCGGGGGCGCTCTCTACCAGCGGATCAAGGTCGCGCACGGCGCGGACGGTAGCGCGACGGATACGAGCGTTTCCGATCCGCTGCCCATCGCGGCGTACGGCGAACTGGTCGAAGCCATCGAGGCGATGCGGATGGCGGTGAACACGCTGACCCGCACCATCGGCCTGCTGACGGTCGATCCTGCGACGGGGCGTCTGCGCGCCGAGGTGGTCCAAGCGACCGCCGCGAGCTTGTTGGCGACAGTCAGCATCGCGTCCAACCAGACGCTGACGACGCTGACGACGCTGAGTAACCAGACGCAGATGGGCGGCTTCAACGCGCAGGATCAGATCCCGGCGCTGATGCGGCTTTCGGCCGACAATCTCCGACGCAACATTTCGGTGTCCTGACATGACGACCACGAACGGCAATCGCAAAATCCTCGACCTCAAGCGATGGGAGATGTTGGCGCCCGCGCCAATAACAACAAACTCTGGAAGTATTGTCGTTTCTTCGCGGCATTACCGCCAGCAGCAGATGCTGATAACTGGCTCTGGCAACGCGCACCTTTACAATCCGAGCGAAGACGGGTGGGTGCAGGTTCCGACCCCAAACCTCGCTTCATATGGCGCTGCGACGTGCGGCGTTGCTGGCTCTTTCTCCACCGGCGCGACCGCCGGCGCGTCGTTCTTGACGGCGACAGCCGGAACGACGACGTCGATCACGACCAATCAGACGCTGGCGCGCGATTTGCGCGGGTACTCGGTCTATTTCGTCGGCGGCACCAACTCCGGCAAGCTCAAGACGATCGCCAGCAACACCATCGGCACGAACGCTGTTATCACGTTTGAAGGCGCGGCCGAAGCCGTCGCGTTCGACAACACGTCGCAGTATCGACTGAAGACGCCGGTCTTTTTTGTTCTGGGCGGGGGCACGCTTGCGAGCGGCTCGTTCAAGCGATACGACTTAGCGACCAACACTTGGGTCACGCTGGTCAACACCGGCCTCCCGGCGTCATGGGGCACGGATGGTCGGATCATCTCGACGCCGGCATGGCTTGATCTCGGATTCAAAAGCTTCGCCACCGGCACGGCGACGGCTGGCGCATCCACGACGCTGACCAACAGCGCAAAATCGTGGACGACGAACCAGTGGACGAACTACCAGATCCGCATCAGCGCTGGAACAGGGGCGGGACAGATCCGCACGGTGGCAAGCAACACGGGAACAGTCATCACCGTTTCGAGTGCCTGGACGACGACGCCGGATGCGACCTCGCAGTACAGTCTCGAAGGCAACGACGATTTCATCTACGCGCTCGGCAACAACGCCGTGACGATGTACCGCTACTCGATCAGCGGCAACTCTTGGTCTACGCTCTCTCCCGGCGTGGCGCGCGGCGGCGCGCCGGGCACCGGGCTCTCAGGGCATTGGGTCCACAGCGTGTCTGCGTCGGGTTGGACAAACGAGAACGCGATCGTCAACGGGCGCTACATATACTCGTTCCGTGCGAGCGGTGGCGCGCTGTTGGACCGTTACGACATCGCGGCGAACAGTTGGGCAGCGGTCAGCTACGCTCCGGCCACGGAGACTTTCACAACGGGCACCAAGTACGTTTACAGCAAGGATTTCCTATACATTCACAAAGACACTACGGGCCGCTGGTTCCGATACGACTTCGCTCAAAGCGCGATGGACGGCTGGACGACGATGCTCTACCCGAATGGTGCTGGAACTCTTGGAGATACCGCGTTTGATGTGACTTACAGAGACGACGCGACAGAAATCGACTACATGCACATCGTGCTGAACGGGTCTGTGGTCCACATGCGGCAGATGGTGATCTGATATGACGATCCCCGATCTGATTGCACTCGCCAACGCGCGTCTCGCCAACCTCACGGCGCAACGGACCTCGGCAGCGTCGCTTGGAGACGCGGTTCGCATGGCTCAACTCGACACCGAGATCGCAGAGACCGAAGCCACGCTGGCGGCGCTGCGGGGGATCTGACGCATGCTGAAGCTCGCAGAACGCCTCGCTCATCCAGACGTCGCGTCGTTGCCCGACTGGGCGGCGGCATCGGCGCTGAACCAACCCGACCCGACGCTCCCGGCGGTCGAGACCTGGGTCGAGACGCGCATCGGTATCGGCTCGATCCTCGACACGCTCGGACCCACGGCTGGCGCGAACTTCCTCGACGCGCTGGAGGTGCTGGCCGAGACCACGCCGGTGGTGCGGTGGGGCCTCGAACTGATCCGGGGCTCCGGCCTCGACCTCTCCCGGCCATCGGCACGCGCGCAGCTGGAGGTGCTGGTCGCTGGCCGCATCCTTCAGCCCGAAGAGGGCGAGGCGCTGCTGGCGCTCTCGCGGCGCACGCGGCATCCGTCGTGGGCCGAGGCGCACGGCGTCGCTGTTGATGCGCGGGCAGTCGGCCTGGCGCGCGGAGGTCGGTGATGGCAGTCGCGAAATGGGCCACGCCCAGCACCCGCAGCAGCAACATCCTCTCGACCGTCGCGAACTCGTTGGCGAACGGATCGGAAAGCTCCACCGTCACCTACGACAACAGCAGCAACAAGGATCTCTATGCGCTGCTGACGCTGAAGCTCGGCTCGATCACGCCATCGACCGGGGGCTCGGTTTCAATCCGCGTGACGATCAACGATGGCACCGATACCAGCGACAAGGTCGGTGGCGATGTCTACGTCCTGCCGCTGACGAGCGGTGCGTCTGCCAAGATCAATGTCGTGCAGGTCAGGCTCCCGCCATTCTCGCTGCGCTTGTCGCTGGTCAACAATGCGGGCGTGACGCTGGCGTCGAGCAGCAACGAGTTGTACGTCCGCCCCTGGAACGAAGAAGTGGTCTAATGCCGCGCGGGCTCTCGGACTATGACAGCGCGCGGATACAGGGGCGGCTGTGGACGCCGGAGGTGTTGCGTCCTGATGCTTGGTTCGACGCCTCGGACATAAGCACAATTTCGGTTTCGGCAACTGGCATATCAGAGTGGCGCGACAAGTCTGGAAACGCGCGCCATATGTCGCGCGCAGATACAACGTGGCGGCCAATCTTTGAGGCAGAAAAGAAGAATGGTCTTTCTTTTGTAAACTTTGCCACTGGCACGCCAAGCCCTAACGACCAGCTTTACAGGCTGCAAATGGCGTCAAGCATCAATGTCAGATCCGCATATTGCGCGTTGTCCAGAAAAAACACCTTGATATCTTCGGCTTCCAATTTTGTTTTTACCAGTTCCGGCGGAAGCGGTAGCGGAAATTATGACTGGCACGCCCCGACAACAAGCGCAAATCCAGCGGCGCTTGCGGACGGATCGAATAGCAGCGGTAGCTGGAGGGGTGGCAGCAACTTCCGAAACGGCAATTCCATTACAATCACAGCTGCTGGCTCAGGTCCACTAGATGAATGGAGTGTCTATTCGTTTTTATGTACCGGGAACATGGTAACGCAAGGAATTGGGTGGGACCGCTTATACCATCCGTCTGTCGGTGACTACGGAGAGGTTTGCTGGTTCTCTGCGGCGCACACAGCGCGAGAGCGGCTGGTGATAGAAGGCTACCTTTCTTGGAAATGGGCCATCCCCCTCGCCGCTGCCCATCCCTTCGCCAATCGCCCGCCGCTGATCGGGGACTGAGATGTTGCGGGTAAGGGTTCCTGGTAGCGCAACGCTATTTGTCGACCCTAACGCAACCGCCAATGGCGTCACGTTTACCGCAACCGCGTCTTTGGTTGCGGGGGCTGGTCAGGTCAACGCAACTGCGGGATTGCCGCGCACAAATAGCGGTCTGCTGCTGTTGCTTGGCTCGGCGCTTGATCATGCCGAAGCTTTGCCGGTCTCGGTCGTTTTTGTGCCTGGCGAGGCCAGCGCAGCGGCGGGCAACGCAACAGCAGACGGCGTCACGCTCACTGTCACGTCCAGCCTGATCGCT